CCCGCCATGTTCGGATCCGAGAACTTTTCGAGCGTGCTCGACACATGCGAGAGCCGGAGCTCGATCTCTCGGACGAGCTCCTCGATCCCCCGGAAGTCGTCGAGCCCGAACACCCCATCCGAGCGGAGGAGGCCGGCGAGCGGGACGATCAGGAAGTCGGAGACGCCCGTCGCCTCCTCGGCCTCCATCCCCGAGTACCGCTCCAGAGCCGCCGGCGGCATCTCCGAGACGATCTTTCCGCCCGTATCGAGACGGAAGAGACGGTTCCGGATCGAGCCCCGGCGATGCTCCTCGACCCGGAGGTATCGCCGCTCGATATGGTCCTCGAACTGGCTGAAATCGTAGGCGATGACGTGGGCCTCGACGGCCCGCGCGTCGTCGGGACTGACCACCGGGAACCAGTACCGGGGATCTATCCGCTCGACGATACCGCCCCGGCCCGGATCGAATCGGACCTTCAGGACGGCGTTTCCGTACCTCGAAATATCGAGGAAAATGTCATAGATCAGGAGATCGAAGTCGGCCGCCTCGGCGATCCGGTCTATCGTGGCCTGGTTGTCGGCGAAGAGCCGGAGCGGGCTCGCCAGGTCGGCGATTAGGGTCGCCGACCTCTTGAACCAGTTTGTAACGATGTGAGGCAACTTACCCGTCAGACCTGGGAACGCCGCCCCGTGCTCGTCCTCAAAAAGTAGCGTGCATCGGTCGTATCGGTCGAGCCTCGCCCGCTCGTCGGCCGGAGGCCAAGGCCGGCCGCTCTCTAGGAAACTGAAATTAGTTAGGACGATGACAACCCCCCCGGATTGTATCGGAAGATGTAGTTTGCTGCGTAGCGCAAGGCGTCGAGAAGGTCGTCGCCCTCCTTGACGGGCTTGTCATCGCCCCGTTCGGTGGCCTTGGGGTCCCATCGGTAAGCTTCCAGCTCCTCGATAAGCCGGGGACACGCCGGCCCCACGATCTTCAGGGCCCCCGTGCTGAGAGCCGAGGAGACCCGGCCTATCCCGTCCAGGACCGAGTTGTCAGCGCCCCGGACCCTCTGGACGCCGTCGGCCCGGAGCTGGAGGATGAAGCCCTTCGCCGAGGGGTCGACGAGGATCGCCGACGGGAACTTACCCGCCAGGAAGCCCCGGAGGTCCTTCGAGAGCCTGGCGTTCGTCCGATCGGACTCCCGGTACTCGCCGAAGACGTACCAGCAGCCACCCCACCGGCCGAGCTTTAGGAAAGCCGTCGGATGGGTCGCCCCGTAGTCGATACCGACGACCATCGACTTCATCGGCCCGTCGGGGATCGAGGGGACGACGTGCAGAGCCCGGTCGAAATGGGGGTAGACCGCCCCCTCGGCCGCCACCCATTCGCCGAGGACGTACCGCCGATAGAAGAGGGACGTCGGAGGGCCGAACTGCCTTTTCAGCTCGGCGACGTATGCGGGATCGAGCCAGGGGTTATCCTCCAGCCTGAAATGCCAGCTCTTGAGGTCCAGCTCGCCCTCTCGGTCGATCCACTTCTTCTTGAGGTAGTGGCCGGGGTTGCCCGGATTCGTGGTGAGGAAGAGCTGGGAGCCGGGTTCGGAGAGTCTCGAGATGAGCATGTTGAAGAAGCTCTCGGGAGTTAGTGAGCCCTCGTCGACGTATGCGCCGCCGAGAGTGAGCCCGGCTATCTTCGTGAAGGCCGACTCGTCGTTGGCCCCCTCACAGAGGATAGGCCGCCCGTAGATGGTGGCGGTTTTCAGGCTTCGCTTGTAGTCGAAGTTGTCAGGACCGACGAGGGAGGCGATAGGCAGAAGGACGTTGCGCTCCAGGGATGTGAGAGTCTTCCCGGTCATGAGGAGGTTGACCCCCACCGGAGCCTCCAAGACGGCCTTAAGCCACCTCAGATTCGCCCCGACGGTCTTCGACGACCTTACCGCGCCGTGGGCTATGTTGGCCCTGGCATCGCTATGTAGGCAGAAGTCCCTCTGAAGCCCCGTCGGGACCTTGAAGGATCCCATCTATCCCGTCGCCTCCGCCCCGTCCTTACCCCCGAATATCCGGAGCCTCAGCTCGGCGAGCTCTGCCTCGGCTTCGGCGTTCAGGGCCCGCGCCCGTTCCAGGAGGAGGAGGTCGTCCTCGGCGGCCGTCGTCTACACCACCTCCAGGACGGGGAGGTCTCCGGGGCCGACGTCGTCGGAGACGAGCCCGGCCTCGACGAGGGCCTGATAAGCCGCCTCCTCCTCCTTCAACGCGCGGATCTCGGCGACGACCTCGCCGAACCTTTCGAGGAGGCCGTCGGCGAACCGCTCAAGCTCGGCAATCGTAATCTGACGGCCCATGCTCTCGTCCATTGGCCCGACCCCCTCGTCCCCGCCTACTCCTCGGGCTCGGGCTCGTCGCCCTCGCCGATCAGCTCGGCGACCTCGGCGAGATGCGTCTCGATCAGCTCCTCGGCGACCTCGATCGCCTCAAGGTGAGCCGCGACGATCTCCTCGGCGTCGCCCCCGGCCTCGGCCTCGGCCTCGATCAGCCGATCGAGGATCTCCTCCACTTCAACCATTTTTTTCATCCTCCTGCATCTTCTTGAATAGTTCGGCGATCTCGCCGCCTCTCGTCGTCGGATCGATCGAGTCTTCGAGCCGCCGCTTATCGATCAGGATCGCCACGGCGAGAGCCCACTCCCTCATATCTTTAGGGGGAGGGACGCTCGGCAAAGCACGCGCCAGGGCCTCCAGCCCCTCGGAGACGAGCCCGATCCTCGCCTCGGCGGCGTATCGGCTCCGAGCCTCCGCCGCCCTTTTCGGGCTGGAATATTCCAGGCCGTTCCGCTTAGCGATCCGGGATATCGTCCCCGCCCCCCGGCCGAAGTCCCTCGCCGTCTGGTTTTGGGATCGCCCCGCCGCCAGAGCCGCCAGGATCGCCTCTTCCTCCGCCGCCGAGACAGGACCGCCCTTAGGCCTCGCCGCCGCCATCTCTCCGACCGTCCCTCCACCAGAAGGGGAGCGTCCCCCGCCGAACTTCGCGCGTCCAGCCCTCGTCCCTCAGGATCGCCCTCGCCTCCTCTGGCGAGACGCCGAACCGCTCGGCGAGCTTCGCGAGCTGGAAGCGATCGCCGATCGTGGCTCGCCACTTCTTGCGGTTCCGGATAGCGATTCTGAATCCTTCGGGGTCGGGCTTCGGCCGTCTCATCACGTCATTCGCTCCAAATCTGGAAAGTTATGATCGGTTGTAGTGTCCCCCACTAACTGTTATACTGTATGACTACATCTATATAAAGTTAACTACAAAAAGGATATTTCTTCAAGTATCGCGGCCGATTTGTACCTGAATGGCCCGTAACACTTTTTCACCGAACATAGCGTTTGGGTGGCGGCGCCACCGCCACCCCCCCTAGGGACTGGAGGAGGCGGAGGAAAAGAGAGCTTACTTCTTTTGATTTTTCTATACATACATATATATACATACAAAACACAAACCCTTTACACAAGGCCACTGACACACACACACACACACAACGGCCCTGACGTTGTGTGTGAAACTTTTCTTGAGTAAATTCGTGATTCACTCAAGTTTACTTGATTTGCCGATCTTATCCCCTCTAGTCTCTAGGGGGGGTGGCGGTGGCGCCGCCACCCAAACGCTATGTTCGGGGAAAAAGTGTTACGGGCTCATCGCCTAGGCTTTTTAGGCTCGCCCGCCAGAGCGACGAGAAGGCGCCCATCAACGGTGCTCTGCTTGATCTCAAGCAGAGAATGAGGATCTTGCCGGATATGGGCAGCGATCCGCTTGATCTGATGTTTCGAGAGTCGCCCTTCTCGAAATTCGAAGCTTGATAGCTCAGTCCATCGGTTACCGCCTTGCATCAGCTTCGCGACGATGTCGGCTATTCGGTCATCCGTTTTACGGCTCGGCTTCGCCCTCTTTTCCTCCATCAGAGTGGCGATCCGGCGGCGGTCGAAAGCTAGATCCTCCTCGCGGAGCCTATCCCGCTCGCGAAGCTCCGCGACCTCCGCCTCGATCCGGTCGATCCGGTCGAGTAGCGCGATGTGATCAAAAGCAATCTCTTTCGGCCCTTCGGGACACTCCGAAAGGCTTAAATCCTTATCAAGCCTCTTTCGCATGGTAATAACCCCTTAAATCCGTTTCAGGCCGTCGGGACGTCTCCAGCGCCCCGACGTTGGCCTCTTTTCGCGTCATCTCTTCTTTGCCTCCATCGTCGCGACGAGGCGACCGAGCTTCGCCAGATCTTCATACTCCTCAAAAAATCTGTTAATCTCCTCATCGTTGTAGCCGAGGCGTTCCAGCCTC